TTAATATTTTCAAGTTTTGAATTTAGAAATAAAAAAGCCATAATGTTGTCATCGGAGCCTAAAAAACTCCGGTGACTTCTGCGCTAAACGGGGACGTTTATGCGCACACACAATCCAAACTCTCATCTCCATTCACAGATGCAGAAATGCACCTACGATTTTTTACATTCGGTGTTTTACTTCGACAGCCAGAATTGGGAGTCTCTATTCGTCTGGCGGCTAAAGGTGATATGGAAATCGTTATGTTTTGGCCTGAGGTAGTTGTAACTGTTGTAGCAGCTATGGCTGTGATCATCATGGTGTCCATTTACTGGGGTTGACGACATGATTTATCCGGCGCTATATTCTGTGCGTTGCCGCAAAATCGGCACACGGGATTGGCGTCCCGGGATACTACTCAACGCATACCGCGTTAAGCGGTTTTTTTGTGCGCTAAGCACGGCTATGCCCAAATTATGGTGGGCTGTGTGAGGGCTTCTTCGGAAGCGCCGGGTTTGAGTAGCCGGTTACGCCAACCTTACACAGTTCACCACCAGTCGATTGGCGTCGTTGGTGGTGATGGTTAACCTGATGAGGTGATACTATGACTACTCAATTAGCATTCCACAAAACGACGTTTACCCCGATTTGCCACAATAACAGAATTTGGCTTACTGCCACTGAAGTTGGTTTAGCACTGGAATATGCGGACGATAAAGCAGTTCAGCGCATTTACTCTCGGCACTCAGATGAATTCACAGATATGATGACAAGGGTGGTCAAAGTGACCACCCCTCGTGGAATGCAGGAGTCTCGAGTATTTAGCCTTCGCGGAGCCCATTTGATCGCCATGTTTGCTCGTACTCCTGTGGCCAAAGAATTCCGCCGCTGGGTTCTGGATATTCTCGATCGAGAAGTTCAACAATCCCCAATCACAAAACAATTCACTGATAACGAACTTTGCACACTCTCCTGGTTATGGCGAGCAAGTGATACGATGTTAACCGCCTGCCAGAACGTTACGCCCCTTCTTCAGGTCGCAGAGCATCGCGAAGCAGGTAGATTCACTTCAATCGAACAAGAATATCCTCGGATACTCAACAGGGCGCGAGAAACCCTTGCCAGAGAAACGGCGCATGTAAAATTCCAACCGTGGCAGGATGATAAGTGGAGTCGTGTGTTACCATATTTCCGTCAGAATCTGTTGCAATAAAGTCACTAGTTAGAAATACTGCCAGCATTCTGCGATGACGGAAGTGCTGGCATTTTTTTTGGTAATGTGCGAGTCCATTTCATAAAATACGGGTACTGGAACTGGACGATATAATCTAAAAGATACCATTATCAGTAGCATTAAAATCGCTATGTGCCGATACGGATATAAATTATATTGATTGTTCACATACCTTATTGGATATTACTGAGGGGTGTTTATATAAGGTGTAACGATGATGTGGAACTTTGACAGTGCCGACTTAAGTGCAATAGCAGCAGGCATTTCTGCGTTTGGCACATTAGCCGCAGCGGGATCGGCGCTTGCAAGTTGGTACACGTCAAAAAAAGCGCTGCAGCTACAAAATAGAGTTTACCTTTATGAGTCTTTAAAGGCTTGCGCTGAGAGAGCCAATTCATCAGCTAAAGATAAGCGCGGATCTGAATGGAGCGTTAATGATGCAGCGGATATCATCAGGTGCCTAGTACGGGCGATGGAGATCATCAAGCAGGATAGCCAGCAGAAAGAAGGTAATCAGGCATTAATGTTGAAACAGTACTTTGTTAATCTGCTAATAATGGAACTGTACGAGGAAGTTCATAACGGTGATGCGGCTGATTCTGTTTTTAAAAGTACGGAACCTACACAAGTACTTGATAACTTATGGAGCAAATGGCAGGAGGCTATAGCTTTTTTTGATATTTGGAATTACCCAGTTGCGACTGAGGAAGACTTGGCAGACTAATTTTCAGCACATTTGATTTCCAATAATCAACCAGCCATAATCATGCCATTGGAGCTTGAACAACTCCGGTGACTTCTGCGCTAAACGGGGACGTTTATGCGCACATACAATCCAAACTCTCTTCTCCCTTCACAGATGCAGAGATGCACCTGCGATTTTTTGCATCCAGCGTTTGACCTCTGCGGAGGTGAAGCGTGAACCTCCCACAAGACGGCATCAAATTGCATCGTGGTAACTTCACTGCTATCGGTCAGCAGATCCAGCCTTATCTGGAGGAAGGCAAATGCTTTCGCATGGTGCTTAAACCGTGGCGCGAGAGACGCAGTCTTTCCCAGAATGCACTCAGCCACATGTGGTACAGCGAAATCAGTGAATACCTCATCAGCAGGGGTAAAACGTTCGCCACTCCAGCTTGGGTAAAAGATGCTCTCAAACACACATATCTCGGTTATGAAACCAAAGACCTGGTTGATGTCGTAACCGGTGATATCACCACTATCCAGTCGTTACGCCATACCTCCGATCTTGATACCGGAGAGATGTATGTCTTCCTGTGTAAGGTTGAAGCCTGGGCGATGAATATTGGCTGCCACCTGACTATTCCGCCGAGCTGCGAGTTCCAGCTGCTGCGCGACAAGCAGGAGGCGTAATGGCTACACCGCTTATTCGTGTCATGAACGGGCACATTTACAGAGTACCAAATCGTCGTAAGCGTAAACCTGAGCTGAAGCCTTCCGAAATACCAACACTGCTCGGATATACCGCCAGCCTGGTTGATAAAAAATGGTTGCGACTGGCAGCAAGGAGGAGTCATGGCTGATTTGAGAAAAGCAGCGCGTGGTCGGGAATGCCAGGTAAGAATCCCTGGCGTATGTAATGGCAACCCTGAAACGTCTGTACTGGCACATATCCGGCTGACTGGATTGTGCGGTACCGGTATTAAACCGCCAGACCTTATTGCCACCATTGCCTGTTCTGCCTGTCACGACGAAATCGACCGCCGCACGCATTTTGTCGATGCTGAGTACGCAAAAGAATGCTCGCTGGAAGGTATGGCGAGAACGCAGGTTATCTGGCTGAAAGAGGGGGTAATCAAGGCGTGAATACTTACCACATCACACTACCCTGGCCGCCGAGCAATAACCGCTACTACAGGCATAATCGCGGGCGCACGCACATCAGCGCAGAAGGGCAGGCATACCGTGATAACGTCGCCCGAATCATTAAAGGCTCAATGCTGGATATCGGTCTGGCTATGCCTGTGAAAATCCGCATTGAGTGCCACATGCCGGATCGCCGTCGCCGTGACCAGGATAATCTGCAAAAAGCCGCTTTTGACGCACTCACTAAAGCAGGTTTCTGGCTGGATGATGAGCTGGTCGTTGATTACCGCGTTGTGAAGATGCCTGTTACCAAAGGTGGGAAGCTGGAACTGACCATCACTGAACTGGGAGATGAATGATGTTTGAGTCTTATATATCAGAACTCCTTCGCTGTCGCTGGGGGCTCCTGTGCTTATGTCGTTTCCCCGATTCGGTTTTGAACGATTACCGAATGTTGAAGAATTATGCCAAAATATAGAAAGGATTTACTGCATGAATACCCAATATTTACAGTATGTTCGTGAGCAACTTATGGCAGCTACTGCTGACTTGAACGGAGCAACGAAAGGCCAGCTCGAAGCCTGGCAGGAGCATGCACAATTTGATACTGGTACATACAAACGAAAGAAGCCGCACATTCTGGATGTGGTAACTGGCAAGATGATTACGCTGGATAATACGCCGACTTCCGGTAAGCAGTCGTACGCAAAAGGTTCATCCATTGCTTTGGTCAGCCCGGTTGAATTCTCAACCTCTTCATGGCGCCGCGCGGTTTTGTCTCTCGATGAACATCAGAAAGCATGGTTGCTTTGGTGTTACAGCGAAAGCGTTCGATGGGGGCATCAGGTCACCATAACGCAATGGGCATGGAGCGAGTTTAAAGATTTGTTAAGTAACAGAAAAATTGCAGGTAAGACACTGGATCGCCTGAAGACGTTAATCTGGCTGGCTGCACAGGATGTGAAGAGCGAACTTGCAGGGCGTGAGGCCTATGAATACCAGACACTGGCATCATTGGTGGGAGTGACAACAAAAAACTGGTCCGAGACATTTACTGAACGCTGGGTTGCAATGAAGCACATTTTTCTACAGCTTGATAGTGATGCTTTATTGCTTGTGACGAGAACACGTTCAAAACAAAAGGCAGCATTTTTACAGCAAAATATTGCAAAACTGGATTAAAAGCCATATACTTCATGCAAATTTGGTATGTTGTAAAAAATGTATAAACCCGCTGCCGAGTGGGTTTTTTTTATGCCCTGAGTTGTACTTGTACGGTAAACATGCTGGCTGCTATGTAATAGAGTTTTTTAGCCTGTAACCTCTTGACGGCATTGAATTGCTTTTGTTATGAGTTGTAAGCCAATGTTATCATCTTGTATTGGGGTGGTTATGAAGGATGGTGCGCTGCTCAGGAGTTCTTCACTTTTTATTGCCTACATGGGATGCCTTGGATGGGGGAGTGCTTATTTCTATGGATGGGGTACTTCTTTTTACTACGGCTTCCCATGGTGGATTGTAGGTGCAGGTGTTGATGATGTTGCCAGAAGTTTATTTTTTGCAGTTATCGTCATTGCTATATTTCTTATCGGTTGGGGTATTGGTGTTGTATTCTTTTTCGCAGTGAAAAGAAAACATTCTATGCAAGAGCTAAATGTATTTCGCCTTTATTTTGCTGTGGAATTATTGTTTGTGCCGGCAATTATTGAGTTTTCTATATTGAGACAGAAGATTCAGGTACCTCTTTTGCTACTGTCAGCAGCGATTGCGCTGGCGGTTACAATTTCGATAAGATCTTATGGGCGATTTTTATCGGTATCATGCTTCTATGATAAGCCATTTATAAAAAAACATTTTTTTGAGATTGTGATGATTGCTTTTGTGGCATATTTCTGGCTTTTTTCATTTCTGACAGGATATTACAAACCGCAGTTTAAGAAAGAATATGAAATGATTAATTATAATGATGGTTGGTATTATGTTCTTGCTCGTTATGATAATTGTCTGGTTTTGTCTACTTCTTTCAATGCAGGTAGTAAAAGGTTTGTCATTTATCAATCAGCACAAGATAAGAATCTTCAGGTTGATATTGTAAGGACCAGAATTTAATTGGCTGCATAAATAATATTTTAAGTTGCAAGTTGGCTATTCGTAGGAATAGAACCTTAGGCATGCTGAATGCGTTTTCTGAACATTGTTTTATAAACTGTGTCTGCTTGCTGTTGTGATCCTGCTTTTAGTGATGGTGATGATGGATTTCACCAGCAGGATAATGTTGGTACTGACTGATGGCGCTCTGGTCTGCGGCATTGTGGTATTGCTGTGGCCGATGATGAAAGAACAGAATGAATAATTCTTGACTTTTTTGTTTACTGTTTATTAAAAAACCAACCGCATGGTGAATCCTCCTTGGAGGGGCTAAATGATCGAGTTTTAAGGGCACGTAGCGAGTTCTGTTTGATCATTGCAGAACTTAGCGGGAGGCGCCATGCGTACATCACTAATGTTATTTCCTTCTATCATTTTCCTTGTGAGTTCTGGCTGCGCATGGCGCGGCCTTTTTTTTATGACCTGCCACTGGCAGATGGTCATCCTGTGATTTGATTCCGGTTCCGGCTTTTTAACTCTGTTCCTGTACACGGGAGAAATTCTATGTCGATTAATCGTTATGATATTGGTTACAAGAAGTACCACGTATTGTGTTGAGATAGAAAGCCTGGTGCCAGAGGTAAATGCAGCAGCATAATAAAAAAGAGCCAGCGCAGAAGAGAACGGGTAAAAGAGTCTGCGCTGGCGTGGGGATATTCCCCGTGGAGAAATGATATGTAACACACATCGGGGACCTTTCTATATAAACATTATCATTATTGTCAATCATAACAGTCAGGTATTATGACGTTTATGCATCAGGGCCATCAGGAATTAACTGGTGGCTTTTTATTGTTGTCAGCTTCCGGATAACGGGAGACGGGGTATGTACCAGATGGAAAAAATCACAACAGGTGTGTCATACACCACGTCAGCGGTGGGGACGGGATACTGGCTACTGCAGTTGCTGGACAAAGTCTCCCCATCCCAGTGGGTGGCAATAGGCGTATTGGGTAGCCTGGTGTTTGGCTTGCTGACGTATCTGACAAACCTTTATTTCAAGATTAAAGAAGATAAGCGTAAGGCTGCGAGAGGTGAATAATGTCGCCATCATTACGCAAGGCTGTTGCTGCTGCTATTGGTGGTGGGGCTGTTGCCATAGCGTCTGTGCTCATCACTGGTCCGAGTGGTGACGATGGCCTGGAAGGTGTCAGCTACATACCATACGAAGATATCGTTGGCGTATGGACTGTATGTCACGGACACACCGGAAAAGACATCATTCCCGGTAAAACGTATACCGAAGCAGAATGCAAAGCCCTCCTGAATAAAGACCTTGCCACGGTCGCCAGACAAATTAACCCGTACATCAAAGTCGATATACCGGAAACAACGCGCGGCGCTCTTTACTCGTTCGTTTACAACGTGGGCGCTGGTAATTTCAGAACATCGACGCTTCTTCGCAAAATAAACCAGGGTGATATCAAAGGCGCATGTGACCAGCTACGTCGCTGGACATACGCTGGCGGTAAGCAATGGAAAGGGCTGATGACCCGTCGTGATATTGAGCGTGAAGTCTGTTTGTGGGGGCAGCAATGAGCAGGGTAACCGCGATTATCTCCGCTCTGGTTATTTGCATCATCCTCTGCCTGTCATGGGCTGTTAATCATTACCGTGATAACGCCATCGCCTACAAAGAGCAGCGCGATAAAGCCACATCCATCATCGCTGATATGCAGAAGCGTCAACGTGATGTAGCAGAACTCGACGCAAGATATACAAAGGAACTTGCTGATGCTAACGCGACTATCGAAAGTCTCCGTGCCGATGTTTCTGCTGGTCGTAAGCGCCTGCAAGTCTCCGCCACCTGTGCAAAGTCAACGACCGGAACCAGCAGCATGGGCGATGGAGAAAGCCCAGGGCTTACAGCAGATGCTGAACTCAATTATTACCGTCTCCGAGGTGGAATCGACAAGATAACCGCGCAGGTTAACTACCTGCAGGAATACATCAGGACGCAGTGCTTAAAATAATTTTAATTTCACTGAAATTTAACAAGTGACTTTCAGGAAAATGCCTCGCAGATGCGGGGCATTTTTGTACCGGTATTTCACCGCGCACCGCAGCGCACAATAAACACCGAACCTGACCCTTTGGAATGGGCCTTTGAGGATACCAGTTAGTGCTGGCGAGCCTCGGTGGGCTGGTTTCCTGTGCGGCAAAGGTTCATTTCAAAGAAGCAGGCAACGCCATGAATGAATTAATTGCGAATCATGACTTCGACTTTCGCCAGTTAGTTACCGCAGCAGAAGGTCAACCGGTAACTGACACCTTCCAGATTGCCAGGGCATTTGGTAAACGCCATCAGCATGTGATTAGGGCTATTAAATGTTTGAGATGTTCTGAGGAATTCTCGACAACCCATTTTTGGGCCGTCGAGAAAATCAATGACTTAGGGATTTTTGACAAGAAACAGATTTACTACCGCATGGACTTTAGTGGCTTCGTTATGCTGGTTATGGGATTTAACGGGGCAAAAGCCGATGCTGTTAAAGAAGCCTATATCAATGCGTTTAACTGGATGTCAGCAGAACTCCGTAAGTACAGCGAAAGTTATGAAGCAGAACGTAACGCCGTAATGCTGGAGTACATGAAAGAGAAGGATGTCGCCAGCATGTCAGGCCGTCTGCTCAATCGCTGGGGGAGAACGAAAAAACCTCAATTGCTTGCAAAGCTGGAACGTCTGGAGAGACAGGGACAGTTTTTATTACCGGGATTCGATAAAGGTATTCAAGCCTGACACATTATGCGCTGTATCGTCGCCGTATTCCCGCATTAACCATGACCGTAGCCCGACGGGGAATTCCTTCTGCGCGAGTGTGCGGGAATAATCAAAACGATGCACACTGAACCGCCCCGGTTTTCCTGGAGAGTGTTTTATCTGTGAACTCAGGCTGCCAGATCATCGTTTCTGATGGAAGCATAATAAGCTTTTTCTGCTT